TACAAGGTCTAGAAAAAGATCCTAACAGTCGTAGGCATATACTTAGTGCATGGAATGTAGGCGAAATGGATCAAATGGCATTGCCACCCTGTCATGTAATGAGTCAATTTTATGTTAACAAAAATAAAGAATTATCTTGCCATATGTATCAGCGTAGTGTTGATGTTTTTCTGGGCTTACCTTTTAATATTGCTTCTTACGCATTGCTTACACATTTATTGGCGCATCACACTAATTTGAAAGTAGGCGAATTAATTATTAGTACAGGTGATACACATATATACACGGATCACGTTGAACAAGTCAAAGAACAATTAACACGTGAAGAATTTCCTCTCCCAACGTTAATGCTAAACTCATTAAAAAATAATATCTTTGAAATGACAATGCAAGATATACATTTAGAAAACTATCAAAGTCATGGCGCAATCAAAGCAAACATGGCCGTATGATTCAGAAACAATTGAGTACAGAGTATATTCAATACGAATAGGCGATGTAGAAGATCCTGATTTGATGATTGCTGAACCTATATATAAATGGCAACAAACAGAAGCAGGTAAGTACGTAATGGAAAACTCAGCACCCAGTCCAATATGGCGCAGGTCATTTGATGCTGAGTCATATGGTCTCACATATCTGATATTTGCATATTTTACCTCAAAACAATTAACATATTATAAGTTGAGATTTGAATGAACATTTTAGTAACAGGCGGTCTAGGCCTTATTGGACACAATGTAGTTAAGCGACTACAGGATCAAGGACATAACGTGTCAATCATTGATACAAAAACAAATTATGGAATTATCCCACAAGAAGAAATTGACTATCTATTATATCATCGTATGAAAAAGATAGATGAATATAAGGGTTTTGTTTATACAAAAGATATTTCAAGTAATGATATTGATGGTATATTCCAGATCGAGGAACCTGAGATTGTGATTCACATGGCTAGCTTCCCTAGACAGAAAGTTGTGAATGCAAACCCAGTATTAGGTAGTCGTACCATGAGTGAAGGACTGTTAAATCTACTGGAACACAGTGATAAATATGAAGTACGTAAATTCATTTATATCAGCAGTTCAATGGTATACGGAGACTTTACTGATGATGTGACAGAAGATGCTATCTGTAAACCACAAGGTCAATATGGCATAATGAAATTAGCAGGGGAGTGGCTTGTCCGTGATTATTCTCGTAGGACTAATCTTGTCCATACTATTATTCGTCCTAGTGCTGTATACGGACCTTTGGATGTAGAAGACCGTGTTATAAGCAAATTTTTGCTTACAGCAATGCGCGGAGAAACTATTAAAGTTAACGGGGAAACTGAAACGCTAGACTTTACATATGTGGATGACGCCGCAGATGGCATCGTAGCTGCCTCATTGTCTGATAATACAGAGAACAAAACTTACAATATCACAAAAAGTCACAGTGTCACATTGTTAGAAGCCGCACGTATGGCACTAGAACTTGCAGGTGGCGGAAACTTGATAGTAGGTGACAAAGATCCTGATTTCCCTAGTCGGGGAGCATTGAATATTGATGCGGCCCGCAAAGATTTTGATTTTAATCCTAAGGTTGACGTAGCTGAGGGCTTTCAAATTTACTATGATTGGCTAAAGGGATCCTCATACTTTAATAAATAACTGTATGTGGATCATTAATTTTTTACCAGATTGGGTATTTCATACAATATTTGCTATAGGAGTAGTGGGCACAATTGCCGGATTCTTGTTAGGTTTCATCCCCTTTATCAAAAAATATGTTTTAGTAATACAAGTCTGTAGCATATTAATTCTTGTACTTGGCGTGTTCTTAGAGGGAGCAATGACAGATAATAAAGAATGGGTAGCAAGAGTTAAAGAAATGGAAGCTAAAGTTGCTGCCGCAGAAGCTAAATCACAAAAAGTCAATGTTGAAATAATTGAAAAAGTAGTAAAGAAAACAGAATATATTAAATTGCGCGGACAGGATATTATTAAATATGTAGACCGTGATATAGTTAAATATGACACTAAATTTGCACCCGGTGGACAATGCGAAATACCTAAAGAGTTTATAACACTACATAATAAAGCCGCAGAAGCACCCAAATGAAAAACTACGAAACACATCTGAAAATACGCAATACACTGCTTATTATATTATTTTTAATATTATTACTCCCGCTTTTTACCGGGTGTTCTACTGTAGTACCAGTAACAGCTAAATTTCCAGAAGTACCGGAACGATTGTTAGTTAAATGTCCTCAATTAGAAAAATTAGCAAATGAAGCAAAATTGAGTGACATAAGCAAGACGGTTACAATAAACTATACCACTTACTATGAATGTGCTGTTAAACACGATGCAATAGTAGAGTGGTATAAGATTCAAAAAGATATTTTTGATAAAGTTGGTAAGTAATTAATCAGTGTTATTTTTGCATTTAGCACGTTTAGCGTTAGTCAATGCGCCATAATCAACTGGCCATTCTTTTCCCGGCTGCACTTCTGTAGCATTCTTAGGGAAAGCATATTGAACTCCTGCTCGTTTTTGTATGTCAGCAATACTTACACGGAACTTAGTCAAATCATTGCCTAAGTTAACATATGGTTTAGTATGTGGGAATACCCATCCTGCAACTTGTCCTGTAGCTTGATTGATTACGATTTTATAGTAAGCATGGGGAACGATAACACCTTTGCCAATAGTCAAATCACCAGCGCCATACATAGCTCCAACGTATACTGTAAGAGGTTGGTTCAATTGCACAGCCCATCCCCTGACACTTGTTTCTAATAACTTCCAAATTCCACGGTTTAAACTGCCGTGCTGGGGATACATGTTTGTCATTAAAAAACTTTCATACTCTACGATTTCACTCCAACTTAAGTCACCGTCAGGAACTGCATGACCTTTGTCATATCCTGTACCTGCATAGTCATCTGGTGTTGCACCACCTACTATGCTCTTATCAGCAACAAACGCATTAGTGCGTGGCCAGCAACCCAATGCATTCTGTGGTAACAGTGTATATGCTACATAAGCTGGAATCTTTACAGGGGCATCATATGCTACTAGATATGCTTCTCGGCATATAGGTTGTGCAGGCCTACTAGTTTGTGCAAACCCATATGGGCTATGAACTTGGCAACTCTGTACTGGTAATGGGGGACGCTGGTCCCATGCCCCTAGTGTAGTAGAGATAAAAAATAGAGATACCAGTAGAAGTTTACGCATATTTGTTCCTTAATATGCATATATTTATGATTGGGTAGATATAATTCTTTTGCGATAAATATATTATAATGGGATAGTAACATGACAATCACTACGGCAAATATTGACATTGGCGATTTACCAAACGACGGGACCGGTGACCCGTTAAGAACAGCCTTTGAAAAGATTAATGAAAATTTCGCAGAACTAGTAAACGCACTTCCTGAAGGTCCAGAGGGGTACTAATATTATTAATATTGGTGCAAATCTAGTACCAATAGCAAACATATCAATAGGAACCACTGGTAATAGAATAGCTAATCTTTTTGTAGGTAATGCATCACTAAAGATTGGAAATATTTCAGTTGAAGAATCAAGCAACACACTTAGTTTCCCAATCACAGTATTACCAACAAGCAAGGCCAGCTTTGCAGTTAATAATTTAACAGCAGACGGTAATGGTGTATTTGCAGGTTCAGTAAGTGTTGGCAATACAATTCATGCTACATTTACAGCTAATACTAGCAACAATGATACAAATCAAGTATTGTTTCAAACTTCAGTCGTTGGTTTCAGATCAGGAATGTTTTATATCACAAGCCGTGAAAGTGGTGGTAACAACTCACAAACTGCTACAGTTTCAGTTATTAAGAATACAAATAATAATACTGCTAATTACAGTGTTTATGGAACAATATTTCAAGGTGATGCAGTAACTAATTATAATGCTGATGTAGGTTATAGCAATGTAAGATTTATGGTAAGCCCATTTAATAACGTAAATATAACTCATACTGTAACATATCAAATAACACCATAATATGAGAGCAATGGAATTTATTAATGAGGGTAAGCGTAGGGGCAAAATAACCAAACGCCAAGATCAAGCTACGGTTGGGCTTGACTTATTCCGAGATCCAGACGGATATGACAGAACATATGAGTTAAACCGAATGATGATGGCAGTAGCATGTGCTAATGGCGATGGCTCACCTTTAAATATAGATGCAGAAAGTTGGGTAGGAAAAGATAATTCTGCACTACCGTATACTAAGTTAGAACAAGACATGATGAAGCAAGCTGCTAAAGCAATTGGAACAAAACTGAAAGATGTTAATCATGGTGATTTGCGTAGTATGGAATTAGACAGTACATACAAAACCAGTCCAGTCATTGGATTTAAAGGCTTCAAATAAAAATAATAAAGACATATTTTCCGACTAAGTAAGTATTATTTCGTAGGAAAAACATGATTGATATTAACAAAACTCTAGACATTATTAAGTTAAAATTTTACAACGAATGGTTGTATGCTAGTCATTTATATGATGAAGCAGAAACTGACATTCATAAACGAATTACCAGTGAAGTTGTAAAAAACTATGTCGATCCATTAGAATTACCAAAAGATGCTAATATCCTAGATATTGGCTGTAGCGTTGGGTATTTCCTAGATGAAATGAGAGAGCGTGGGTATACCAAAGTAGTAGGAACTACACTAAGCGAAACTAACGCAAAACAATGCAGAGATAGAGGACATACTGTAAAAGAATATGATCCTAGTTTTATCCCACATGCAGAAGGATACCATGATGAAAGCGTAGATTTTATATTTTTACGTCATACTTTGCATCATAGCCCATATCCAATTTTCAGTTTAATTGAATATAATAGGTTATTAAAAGAAAAAGGTAAAATATACATTGAAGTTCCTGCCCCAGATTGCGCCCGTGGCCATGAATATAACAAAAATCATTACAGTATTCTGGGTGCAAGCCAATTGGATGCACTATTACAGCGCACAGGTTTCAAAGTAGATAAGATGAATGACATTGATTTTGAAATTAAAACTGGAACAGAAGATGATTCAGTTGTTATGGAAAAGTATTTTTGTATAGTAGCAACCAAAACGGGTCCACTAGATATTAAATAAATACATCATGACCTTTGATGTATGGAAACAAAGTAAATTAATGAACGGTCTGTCTCAAATACAGGCCGTTCCTACACAGGCTCCCATTGATAACCTAGATGATTTAAAAAGATTAGCTGGTGTTAATACAAGCATGGGTGAAGAAATGAGTGAGCAGGGTACTAATTTAGGACAGATACAACGTGAACGAAACAT